TCCGCAGATGTTTGTAAAGCTTTTTGTGTAAGCAGTACTGACATGAAGAGTGACCGTCAAGATCGGCACACTTCCACTGCTCGTTGGGCTTTTTGTTGGCTGTGCGTAAAGTGCACTTCTAAAAATTATTTGGAAATAGCAAAATATATAAAAAAAGATCGTACTTCAGTATCGCATGGTTACAAACGAGCTAACGAAATGCGTGCTGCCGATGAGCATTTTTTCAGCGTTACAGAACGTCTCAAAAAACAATATTGGGAAATATTTAGGTGAGAGGACTGTACACAATCAGCCGTGGTGTTTTTGACCATCCCGCATTTAAGCAAGAACCGTTTACAGAACGCGAGGCTTGGGTTTGGCTGATTGGAGAAGCACAGTGGAAAAACAACCGCAAGCGCATCAATGGTCAAATCATTAAACTGAATAGAGGTCAGCTTAGTCATAGCATAAGATTTCTTGCAATCAGGTGGGATTGGTCGATATCGCGGGTCAATCGTTTTTTGAAACGCCTCAAAACCGAAACAATGATCGAAACGGATAATGAAACAGGTCAAAACGTCATAACTATATGTAATTACGAGACTTACCAAGACTTCAGCAAGTATCGTGAGACAGTAAATGAAACACCTTTTGAAACACGACCGAAACAGGAGCGGAACAAAAAAGAACACCCGATAACACCAGATAATAAAAAATATATAAAGGAGGATTATTTTTTTGAAGGGAAAGTAGGGAAGATTAATCAGGACCAAGCCGATGCTTGGAAGGAAGCGTTCCCACATATCGATTTGCGAGGCGAGTTAGAAAAAGCCGATGCTTATTACTCCCTTAATCCGCAGTTAGCACAAAACAAATGGTTTTTTAAATTTGCCAGTTGGATTGCCAGAGCGAACAGCCAAGCGGCTCCCCAAGATCAAGTGCACCTCAAAAAATTCAGCGAATGGACAGAAGCAGAAAAGGAGCTTGTTGCAAAATGTCTAAGAGTCGGACAAAGCCCTCAATCGTGGAAGCTGACGGAGGAGCAAATCGCCGGATTGAGAAAGCGCGAATTAAGCCGGATGGGCAGTGGGTTTTCGCCCGGCAAGAAAGAACCCTCCAAAAACTCAACCAACTGCGAGGTGATGAAAAAAAAATTGCCAAGCTATACCGGGGCCGACGATATGATGGTTCGAGCTAATGGGTAGACCGCGAAAAGCACTGCACTCGGTGCTGCCGACATCAGAGCGCTATCGACAAGGCGGTATTGTGATTGAAAACACCGAGAATGAAAACTCTGAAATTAGAGCAAGGGCAAAAGTGAAATGGCCTACAACAATTCACCGCTTACATGGTCGCGATAAAATTACCGTGAATCAGTTTCTGTGCGCTCTTGACCTGCAGTATGTACATAACGCTGCCATAGGTTCGCCACAAGTTGTTAGTCAGTACAGTGATATGGTTTCACACGGATCTGTGCAATCGGCCTTTGCCAGAAAAGAGGATGCTTGGGCGGCGTACAATGCTGCGGCCCGGTTGCTGGATAAGCAGGTGTGGGCAGAGGTGCGGCGTATTGTGATCGAGGGGGAAGCGCCTAAAACACGCACGGCTTTACGGCGGTTGCGGAAAGGCTTGGATGAGTTAGATGATTGGGGCGGTCTGCGAAAATCATTTAACGATTAGGCCACCTCTCGTTGTGAGTCAGACTATTTAGAAATTTTATGAACGCCTTTTCGGTTACTTTTATGTCATACGCCTCTAGTGCTGTCATTTCGTCAAACGGTAAAACGTGTTCTTTTTCTACGTCTTTTTTAAATTCTTCATATCGTTCTTCAAGCCATTCGTTTGCGGCACTTTCGGTCAAGAAATATCGATACGTTGTAGGTGCAACATTGGTTACTCCAATTCCTTGCCAACCGCGAATAAATGCTTCGTAAATTTTCATTTCCTACACCTTAATTGTTATTCAAAACACGATCTATTTGATCCTGCATCCATCCGTCGAAATAAGCCTTTATGTCCGCCCGCACTGCGGATGGTGTTGCCGCAACGCCGTATTCTTCAGCCCACGCTTCTAGATCTACCGTCACGGTCTGTGCTGGCACTTTGATTTTAATTTTCATTGCCTAAACCTCGTAATTTTCTGCAACCAACCGCATAACTCTAGCAGCCATCGCAATGTCAGACATGGATTTTATATCGACAAACTCATATGCGCTGCACATGCAAAGGTAAGCATCACCATGTGTGTAGCATTCCTCTATCACATCTTTTGCGCCGTCCTCCAAAATGTCGTGCAGATAAATTATTTTTTCAGCGAAGCCGTCCGCATGTGCAAACACGATTGCGTGGCCCGCTCCTTGATACAAATCAGCTTCTGCCTCATTGAGTTTAATATAATCAATGTCAATATCACTTTGCTGTATGCGGTCTAAAAACTTGCTCATAGTTTTGATAGCTCCCATCATAACCACACTTTTTTTGTGCTATACTGTATCGCTTTTTTTTCTGCCAACCAAGCTGGCACGAGCAAGCTGTCAAGGCTCTGCAAGCACTGACTCTTTGGAAGCATGTCCTGTGAGCCGTCATAACATCGCACGATCCAAGCCTTGTCACTTATGCTTTTAAGTTCTGCGTATTTAACTCTGTAGTATGGTTTCTTTTTCATAATATTTCTCCTGTAAACCCGGACACCAGTGTCCGCCTTTTAAACCCGGACATATTCTGGTTATTTAGCCGAAATCCGTGTCGGCATGATCCAAAGCCTTTGCGAGTTTGCGCCCAAGACGCTTCGCACAATCTGCTTCCGACGTGCCTCGCTTCGCGGTCGGTTTGTCGTCGTACCAACAACAATCAATAGCGTTTTGAATCATGAC